CAGTCCCTACTGGGCCAAATACTGATCCCGAGGCTGCACCAGTGGCCGTTCCCGTTAATGTACTTATTCCATATGCCATATAAATTACCCTTTAAGTTATTAAGTTTGAAGATAGCTTAGCACTATGTAAGTCAACGTATACGCAGACAAATCTACAGTAGTGGTAATAACTATATTATTGCTTGTTGTACTGATAGTTGCCGAAGAGCTATTAAGAGACACGCCGTCACCACTAGGCTTCGTTGCTGTACCCTGTATAAATGTCCACGATGTCCCAGCATTCACGGTAATGCCATGAGGTATGGTAGTGGCTCCTGCATTGGGTAACGGCCCCACAATGATGAATGTTTTTCTGAGTTCTTGACGTTCGGCGGGAGCCGTCGGAGTGGATGAATTATTTGCTGGATTAGGAAACCATAAAGCGCCATCAACCGTCTCCATTAAAGCGTATTGGCCCGTTATTTTTACATTCAGTACGTTGGCCATTAAGTTTAAGTTCTGATACAAGCGAACCAATAATTCTTTCAGCTCTGGGCTGATGTCGTCTATATCTTCTAATTGCTGGATATCCCATATCCAGTTAGTAGGTACAAAAGCGCCGTATTGTGATGATGTTGCCATGTCTACGCCCTTCCGGCCGCTTTAGGTTTTACCATTATTGCATCCTGTCGCTTGTAGGTTGGGTATAAAGCACAATTCCCTCAAGCTCAAAATCAGCAAAAGCGATTGATGGTGTAGTCATCTGCTGCTGTGTCATGTACATAACAAATTGAATTGAAATACCAGAAGATTGAAAGTACACGGGATGCGTGAGTCTTTTTTGCTGCTGTTCAAATGGATACAATGTTGCATCGTAGGGGGTCGTCTCCAATATGTTATTGCCCATAATCGTGTTTGTGGCAGTACCTTCTTCAATCATTGATAGCTCACTAGAAGATGTGAAGTAATCGATAGTTAATTGACCGCCTGACAATGGAATTGGGTTATTATCGCCATCATAAGCAAGATTAGTTCTTTGAACGATAAAATCGGCTCGTTGTATATATACGTTGCGATCGTCTTTATCATAGGGGTTAAATTCTTTGGTATATATCTGAATATTCGATACGCGTGCCAATGTTCCGCCGCCTTCATAGCCAGTTGAACCACCCACAAAAGCGGTGGGGTCTACTACTATCGTTATCGTGTTCGCGTCGTCTACTGCATTGATCTGGAATATACTGCCATTCAGATATGCTTCTACGCTGGGAATACTAGAGGAGACATTCTCAAAAAGAACATAAATACCTGAATCTGGATATTCTTGTGCGCTTTCAGAAAAGTTATGGTTAATGATAGTTAATGTCAGAAAGTTACCTGGCTGCTGGAGTGACATATCAGTAATTTGCATAGATGCCGCATTTCTTGAGCGATCTGGGTTAATAATCAGAACAAATCCTTCGGGAGTTCCTCCGAGTATCTGTCTACTATCTGCCTGAGTGACGCCATCAATCCACGTACCATTATATTGTTCCCATGTTGCTGGTGAAGATGATTGCCATGTAATATCAGCTTGTTGTTCCAGATAGCCAAAAGTGGTGAAACAATCGTCATTTACACCCCATGAACCAGTTTTATAGTTGTAAACCAGAACTTGATTGGGGAATATCTGAGTCGGTTCCTCCGGTGCTGACGCTTCTGTTGAAACAAATGCCCAATAGACCATCTCAAAATCATAATCTCGTATACCGGCCATACGTATTACGTTATTGGCTTGAGCAGATACATCGTCAAATATAAATTGTGGTATTTTTTCATCTATTCGGCGAACGTTACTGCCGTTACAACCATGTACACCCGTATTTCCAATCGTAAGAACTTCTTTATCAAAAGGAACCGTAGAGAATGTTGATTGGCTTCCCAGTTCATTGTTAAGTTTTTGCCACACAAAAGGCAATACTTCATTGCCAGTATAAGCCAACTCCCACGTAGATCGCTCGAAATAAACGATTAATCTATCTTTGATGAATTGTGCAGAGATTATCTGTTCTTCCGTAGCAGCGTCGGTAAATCCTGCGCCGGCTGCTCTATTACCAGAATCATCACTCGTGTTTGGCTCATACCACGCATTTGGAGCAAATGGCGAGCCATTGAATGAATATCTACATCTATTAACATAATTGGTATTTGTACCTGCGCCAACGCCACTCGAGTTATTATTCTCGACGGTATTCAATAGCAATAATCTATTTTTAAAGGGTACTATAAGCCTTGAGGTAACAACGAATGGCCCATTGGGAAATGCGCTAGCAGTTGCCGGCAGAAAATAAAATCCGTTATCCACATTAGTAGTAATTGATTTCCATGTTGATCCATCTTGGGTATACCATATTGGATCATCAGTAGCCGTACCCGCGCCATTTAGGTTAGTTACTTGGAAGTTAGTTACGAATAAAACCGGTTGTCCCGTGTTCGCAGATGTTGTACTTCCTTGCCAGTTGGTTGCCCAGAAATAGTTATCATTTGTTCCGTGCCATACAGGAGCAGTTCCGGTTCCCGATCTTTCCCATCCAGGATTAGCGTAGATGTACGCAAATTGAGTATCGAACGCATAGGTGGGATGATCATTTATCGCCCCTTGAAGGTACTGTGTTATTCCCATAACGGGCTGACCTGGGTACCAATAGACTATTGTCCCATCAATAGCACCCGTTCCGGTTATAGCAAAATCACCCGTAGAGATATCAAATGTCCCCGCGCCGACACCCGTAGAATACATTGCTTGTGGCCCAGTGGTATCGTTATAAACCGTAAAGAACTGATTGCCTACTGAGAATGCTTGACCCACAAGTCCAAAAGTAGATATAGCACCTGGAACAGTATCACTCAAAGCTCCTGAAGTTGTTACTCCAACATTGATGCGCAATCTGGATAGTTGTGGCATTGAACCCATTAAAGTTGACCCGAAGCGCTTTCTACATCTTCCGCGAAAGACATACGCATTTTGAAGCTGATAGAACGCATCGTCCATGATCTTCCATGGTCGCTCGTCTGTTTGAAGACCAGTTGAAAATGGTGATATAAGAAAACGTTCAAATGCCATATTAAGCCCCTAAGCCATATATAACATAATTAAATACGCACGCATTACCATTATCTTGTTTATGAACTCTGAATGTTCCTGCGCCACCTACATTAAATCCACCAAAGAACCATGTTCTATCAAAGTTAGTTGCTGAAGTTCCATTGTAAACTGAAGTTATAGAAACAAAATAGGGACTAGCTCCAGCATTTGTAACATCATATAAAGGACTAGCAAAATCTGTTTGGAAAGATATATCAACATTCTGTGAAGTTGAGGATATTTGACCCCATTTAACAAGCATTCCAGATGGCCAATACGACCAACCTTGGGTTGCAGATATTTGCTTCATGGCAGTTGCTGGAATTTGTTTCAATCCAGCAGCGGTAGTAGACGCAGTAGTTTTATTGATATAGAGTTCATTAAAAGTTGTTGTAGTATTTATTGCAGAATATAAAGCCAAATTTAATGCAGGAAATGTTATTGGCGGAATTGAACCAACTTGTGAAGCTAAATATACAAAATTGAATCCCACTGTGCCATTCAAAGAAGAAGATGCGTTACTGCCATTACCGGCTATGGCACCAAGCGCGTTAAAGTTTCCTTGAATATCGCCTTGAGATTCAGATAGCTGATCAGTAGCCAATGGAATATTATATTTATATGCCATTATGATTCCTTGCGGTAGAGCTTATAAGCCAATATGACGCCCAACCCAAAAAGTGCGGTTGCAATGCAGATATAGTTATAAAGTTGTGACATAATCTCTCCCCTTAAAAATTTGAGCCGCCCCAACCCCAATAACCATTATTGGAACCTGGGCCGGATGTTTGTTCTGTGTAAATTGTTGCTGATCGTTCATTGGTTATTTGCACGATTGTTCTGCGTAAACATAATTTCTCTTGTGTCTTATATTCCGGCAAAATCATCTGAACCGATTCCAAATCCATACGATCTTCAAAGATCTTTTTAGCTGCGCCATAGGCTAGGTATTGCCACCACTCTTCAAGCGCAGGAACTGAATCGGTCTCAAGAAGTTGAGTTGGCCGCACAAAGACTTCAAAGTTGATCTCATATGGTTGATCTGGAATCGGTCGCAAGATGAATGTATTATCGAAATAACACATTGCCTGCGGCAAAGAAGTATTGAGCTGAACCGTCTGGCTATTGATTTCCTGACCCTTTAATGGAGCAAATGGAAAGGTAATCGTATATTGACCCGTTATATAATTGATATAGTTGAATGGATCTATGCAATTAGTTGAATTTATATTGCATGGCCCCATTGGCGCATAGGGTGGAGATACCATCGGCTGATTTGGTGCTACAGGTTGAGTACCAGGAACATAGAGATTGCCAAATATTGTTGGTTCTCCAGTAGTTGCATCTAAAACCGGTACATCGATTAATGCCAGTCCGTTCCCATTAAGATCAACTGATGAAAATAGCACTTCGCCCTTAACAAAACATGTCTGTTGAATCTCTCCTGGTGCCAATATGGCTCCTTGAGCATTAGTTATAACCCCTGAAAAGGTAGTGGTAACGCTATCGCCCACGGCTCTGATTTGAGAAATATTGGTTATATTGGGATATATATTAAAGAACTGTTCTCGTGATTGCGTATAGAGCGATTGATATCCAGCTATGTAGAGCGGTGGATTGATCGTTAGATATTTATTCTGAAAGTTATAGAGTACTTGTGCTTCAGCGTTGGATGCGCCGCCATAACCTGCGATATTGGTATAATAGACATCTTGACCTGGATTAGTCCAAAATTTAAAACGGGCATGCAGATTAAACGTGCGAAGATGTTCAGGAAAATCATATATCACAAAGGTGTTTATATAGTTATTGAGATCATCAGTAGTAAGTTGTGCTTCTGATGGGCTACGGGTTAACCGTCTCACTTTTTGTTGAATTGCTGCCAGCGTATTGCCTGGCGGTAGTGTTGGGTATGTTGCCATTCTCTCTCCTATGTGGCTTTATACGGCAGTACGTTCTGAACTGCGGCAGTTAAAATACTATTGTCTTCTGCTAAGGGAACACATTGAGCAGATTGTGCATTGAGTGGATACGTAGCCGGCATTACAAAGGCATCAAAAAGCGTCGTATCCACATCAATAGTGAATGTTGTTGGCGATGTAACTATTATGGTTCCGAAAGCCTGATTGGCCTGTTGCATACCGAATCCCAGAGGGATATCTAATCTAATGATCGTTCCCGTAATATATTGATGGTTGAAGGTAGTCGTCACGCTGGCAGGGAAATCATTTGTTATTGCAGCTATAATGCGCACTGCCGGCTGAAATATGGGATAAGGAAATGCTAGAATTGTCATAATAGTTACCTATTGGTTAATGAGCGCCGAGCATATTGGTATCCAAGAACTCAAGTGACTGAAAGCTGGTGCGATGCACATTTTGCTGTACTTTCATCGTTGGCACATTCTTTTCATCCATTTGGAATGAATGCACGGGATACGTACAGTTATTTGCCAAATGAGTAGCTACCCCAAAAGGAATCTCATGGATTGTGTTATCGTCCATTTTGAAGTTCTCTACCGGATCGCCTTTCCATTTGCGGAAACTGAATTCTAAGCGACCGTTTTGAACTTCATGGAACTTAAAGAGTCCTTTAACCATGCGTCGGTCACGTAACCGTAATTTTTCATAATTTTGTGCTATGGTGTCTTTTGCGACCGGTGCGGCAACAACTTCTGGAGCTGCTGAGAGATCAAGCGATGGTAATGATTCAACTACTGAGCCAAGCTCTACGGAATCAAGTGATTTTGATAATTCTTTTCTTGCCATTGTATTCTTTCAGGAAATGGGGGTTTTTAGGCCCCCATGGTTAAAATGTCTTATTGTCCGCCGTAAGTTGATTTACCGGCGACCCAGTAAACAACGTCAGCAGCAGCAGTACCAGCAGGGCCAGTAATTGCGGTGGCAGAGATTGTGCCAAGGCCACCAGTACCCAGAATCATTCCCAGGAATCCAGTGTTAACGAGCGAGTCAGCAAGAATACCGCTATTAGCGTTATAAATTGGGACTCCGCCAATCATTGGAACTTGGTTACCAGATGAAGCCAATGCAGTCGCAGTATCTTCGCCAAAAGGTGTAACCTCTGGGAAAGAACTTGGCTGTTGAGCAACAGTTGGGAATGAGAATGCTGTATACGAAGCGGTGTTTATGTTGATAGTGAAATTCCAGTCATCAACAACCGTTTGTACAATTGCCGCAGCACTTGAACCAAGTGGATAGTAATTATTTAATATCTGTGGGTTCAATTGTGTCATGCCTGATTCAGCAGGAATATTGAAACGAATTTCTTGACCAGGTGTTAAGCCATGTGGAATCGATGTACTAACTTGACCATTAACCGCTTGAGTAATATTCGTAATAGTACGAGTTCTTGGGTAGAACAATGGGTTATAATTCACTAATCTGTAGTGACCTGTACCCGTTGTTAAACCAACAGCGTTTGCCAATGCAGCGCTTGCAGGCAATAAAGTGAAAGATGTGTTTGCAGTTACCGCACCAACTGAGAAATCAATTCCCAATACAGGGCCAGCAATCTCGGTATCTGTTCCAACTTTTGCCAAACGCACAATAGAACCGACCGATACACCAGCAGTATTAGCCGTTGATACTACGGGTCGTACTACGTTAGTAATTGCCGTAGTTACGATAGAAGTTCCCTCTAAAGGCAATGCACCTGGCGTTTGCCCAGATGGATCATAGAGTGTAAAGCCACCAGCAGCTATTGTATCGCCATTTAAAACAGCAGAGCCGTCAGTATAGTATTTTACAAATGATGCACCAGGGGCCATACCACGTTGCCAGTAAAATTCATTAACAATAGTACCGGCTTGGGTATAGTTAACTACTCGCATCCAATCTGCGCCAGATGGAATAGGGATATATTGATTTACGACACTCGCTCCAACAGTAAAGGAGCCTTGTCCGATTATAGTTCCGTCCATTTATTCTCCTTAAGCTAAAGTAACGCGTAAAGTTAACGACCATAAATCATTTAACAGGCGTGGCACTTCAGCAAATTTATAGCCTACTGAAGCATTAAGAGCCAATGGGCCGTCATATATTGGCGGACGATAGATAAAGCTTGCGCTGTATCCGTCTTGCTCAATACAAGCGTATGCTTCCATACCTACGCAAAATATGTTGTAGACCGTATTTGCCGATTGAGATGCGTTCGCAATCTGTGATCCAATCGAGCTAATCAAGAATCTAAGGTTCCCAATTGCGCCCCATTCACTTTCTAAAGCGTTCATTGGCGATGGATATTGGTTTACTTGGATAAATCCGGCGACGTTATCTAAGTTCCCAGTAAGTTGTGTTGAGCACATTGCGAAAAAAGCATTTCGAACTGGTGCGGTGCCAAATTTATCTTGACCTTCAATGTTGTCCATAATCGTATAGGCATTGTTGTTTAACAATGTACGAACCACGGTATCAACATCTGATCGAGTTATTTCAGTTGGCACATCGCCGTTAACTCCACCCACAGCGTTTATATACGATGCGGAAGAGGCTAACATATCGCGAGTCAACTGATCTTCTGTTTGTCTGAGAGAAACACCTAAACGAGCCGCGCATTCATTAAGAACCGGGTCTTGATTTTGTAATGTACATTATTTGTTACTTTTTATTACCAAATAATTTCTATTTGGCGGGGAGTCTTGTTATTCCTCCCTCCACATGTCTCCATATGGATCGGACTATCGCTTCATCTTTCGATGTCTACCCGCTTTAGTCTCTCACGGTGGCATTCAACTCTTATTTATGGTATACTGATACACATAAACAGGAGTAATATGGAAAATAAATTTGCATACTTGGCTGGGATTATTGATGGTGAAGGATCTATTTCTATAGAAATTCAGGGTGCTGCTGAATGCAGAAAAACTGATTACTATGCCATACGACTTCTTGTCATTAATACTGACACTCGTCTTTTAGAATGGCTCAAAGAGAACTTCGGTGGATCAATAAATAAGCGTAAAGCATATGAAAACAGGCGCCAGTGCTATAACTGGGCATTATTTTCGTATGATGCAGCAAATTTACTTGCGAAATGTTTGCCATTTATGATAATCAAGAAACAACGGGCACAGGTACTCATACAATTTATGCAAACAAAAAAGGATACATGGAACGTTTCCGATGAAGTTCAGAAAAAACGTAGAGAATTGTATGCCGAAATGAAGTTACTTAATAAAATCGGTGGCTAATATTTCACCATTAAATACCTTCCGCCTTGTCACGCTCGTCTTTACGTTAGCGCTTCCAAGTCAATTAGGGCTGATTTAAAGCAGGCTATCTGCTTACAAAACCGAGAATTTCAAAGAACACCTAAATTGTTAACCTGCTCGTTTATTACTACATAGGTCTACTAGCAATAAACTATTACGGCACCTATTTTTTTACCGTAGAACGAGATTTTTGCATCAACGTCTACGGCCGTTAGGTTCTGTGGTGGAGGCGTAACCCCGCTATTTCCTAATGGAACCATAGCAGTATTAAGAGGGTTATAACGTCTCATTCTTAAAGTAGTACCACCATTTCTCGGCATTTGTTTCTTCATGGCCGGTATTTTGTGGATCATATTTGGCACGGGCACTGAAAGTAATTTATAACTGAAACTTTGCAGTACGGGTGCCGGTAGGGAACTTGTCGTTGTTATTGACATAGAATCTCCTTGAAGTTGTGAAAATTTACTTCAAGCTGACCAAGCTTACGTTGGGTCATTTGTTGAGGTGAACCATGTCTCTTTTGGGTTCGATAAATATTTTGAAGGCAGCCATCTCTTCTATGGGCTGCCGTTATTATATGACGATGTAAAAAAAAGCAATAAGCGGGGTGAAATTATGCGGCCGTGAAATGTACTATAAGAGCAATTGTGCCAGCGATAGTAGCCGATCCCAGAGTTGCGCATGCAGCTATTAAGGGAGTTCTGTTTTGAAATATTCGTTCTCTACAGGTTCTTGGTGGTTGCTGTTGAGATTCAATTGTTCCTGGGTTGTCGTTCAATTCTTTTAGAATTTCTTGAAAGTCGTAAAGTTTCTCATCGCCCAATGGAATAGTAATAGTGATATCTTCTTTATGAATTTCAATTGCTAGTAGAGGGATTGCTGAAAGTACAGCTATATACAGTAAGTTTTTCATATAAACTCCTTTCATCATGATTATACGATCAAGTGAAAAAAGACAAAAAAGATGTCTGTTGTGTAACGTGGAGCTGATTACACAACAGACATCTTGTACCTAAATAAAACGATTTATTCTAGCACGCGTTTATCGATAACAACAGAAATCGACTCATTTTGTTCTGATTGTGTTGTTTCTTTACACGTCGAGCAATCAACAGCTTTATTAATATAATGAAGTTGACGTATTTTACATGAAAGTTCAATAACTTCTCTAGCAAATTCTATATTTTGTTGTTGTGCCAATGTTAATTGCTCTTTTAATTCTTTAATTTCAGCCGTACAATCATTAAAATGTATTTTCATATTAATATCCTCTGCGAGATTCAAACATCTCTTTATTAAGTTGTGCTGCTAACTCTTTCGTTAATCCATCAGTGAACATACCGGCCTTAGACAGCGCAGATTCACCTGGTTGAGTAGATGATACCGCGGGCGATAATCGTGGCTTGGCGGCATTATCTTGTATGCGTTTTTTGTCGGCAATAAATATATCTTCTTTATAGATGCCTTTTTCTTTCATACGAAGATATGCGCTCACAAGTTTGCTATACGTATCAGGATTTGCCTTGATGCCAGAAAAGAACTTGGGGTCTAAATATTCCAACATGGCGATGTTGTCATCACTGAGTACTTTGCCGATATCTGGATATTGCTCTTTGAGTTCTCTTTCTATGGATTGTTGTCTAATCTGTTCGCGCTCTCTTTGTAGTTCAATTCTTTCACGCGCTTGTTCTTTAGCAATGGCATTAAGTTTCTTAACAATATTTTTGCCATGTTTGCCCTCTAAGAGATCATCATCGCCGACTTGCAGATCAAAATCTTCTATTTCCGGCTCAGATATTTTCTGTGGCTGTTCAGTTTGATATGATTTCTTTTCATATGCCAAGCGTTTCAACTCTTCGTTCTCTTTTTCAAGTTGATCTTTACGTGTCTTTAATTCACGGAATGATTCAGCGGGAGTTTTTGGCCCTGTACGTTGTACAACTTCTGGCTCACTAGGGGCAACATCCTGGGGGGCTTCAGTTATTGTTTGCGGTTCAGTTGTCTCAACAGATTCCTGAAAGATTTGTTGTGGGCTTACGGCATGATCGGGAATAAGACCCTGGGCGTCCGCTGCTTGGTTAAGATTTTCTTTTAATTGTTGATTTGGTTTTATATAGCCGTTTTTATCGTATTGAATATCAAATGACATAAATCTCCAAAGGGATTAAATGATAATAGTTTTATTTTCTAAAAGTGATGAATCCAGTTGTTCGCCGTTGAACTTCTTCATGAGATCCCATAACTGTCCACGCGCGTACATAGCGCAAAAGTTCAGTAATGCCTGTTCTGCAGGCACTACGTCCTTCCAGTTTTCCAGCAACATGACAATTGCATCTTCCGGCGGTAGAACCCATATGAGTTCAATAGCGCCTTTTGATTGGTTGTACCGAAAGACCGTTTGGTCAGGGAATGGAGCCGGACATGCTGAATGTACGACCATCATATGGGGCCGGAATACGGTACCCATGTGCCGTTCATGCTTTTGAAGTACTTCTATATAAAAATCATCTTTGGTAGACTGACATTGCGCATCGATTGCATCACATAACTTTGTCATGTAATTCTCGGTCATGGCTTGTGCCAAATCGACTACACGAACCTCACCCGTTTCCGGATTCTTTAGATTATCGAGGATTTTTTGACCGGCTGTCTTTTGCTCTAACATGGGACTCCGTTTTATCGGGTATGTACTACGCATACATACCCAACTGTTATTTCTTTTTCTTTTTCTTTGATTGGCCACTCATACTGAGCGCTATCGCAACTGCTTGCTTCGGGTTAGTGACTACTGGCCCCTTAGTGGAGCCGGAGTGCATATCACCCTGTTGGAATGCTTCCATGCGATCTTTCATCACCGCACGTTTTTTCTTTTTCGAGTCTGATCTTTTCGCGTAAGGCATTATTTATCTTTCTTTTTTTTCTTGTGCATACCTTCCAAAGTCTCTGCTAAACGCGCTCTACGACCCTCTTTACCACCGTTTTCGTCGGCTTTTTCAATCTTT